TCAACCGATATCAAAGAAGCCTCATTCAGACTTTATAGAGTAGACAACCGGAATGAAGTTATCACAGCACATGCCATACCACCATACCGAATGGGAATATACGAGACCGGAAGCCTGGCAGGCAACCTGGGAGCGGAATCAACCGAAATCTATTATACCAGCGTAATCAAGCCACGACAGGAAGTTTATAACAACATCATGAACCACGAGATCCTGCCGACCCTCGGAATAACCGATTGGAAATGGGAGCTTAATTCTATTGATTTGGAAGACATTGATAAGGAAATTGACAGAGTAGTAAAATTAATTGGTTGTGCAGTAATGACACCAAACGAAGCCATAGAATATGTAGGGGATCATTTTGGGGTAGAGAAATGTGAAGATAATCCAGCGATGGACCTGCATTATTTATCAGGCAAGGCAATCGATGCAGGGAACTTTATACCGGAAAGCGAAATAACCGGAGTGCTGCAGGGTTTAAAAAGTAAATTAATAGAGGGGTTAATTGATTATGTCAATAAATCTAGCAATAAAACTTCTGATAGAGATAGAAGGTATACAAAAGCAATTGCGGACCTGGAAAAAGATTCCAGGGAACTTGATGAGGGAAGAAAACAAGCTATACCAGAAGTTAAGAGCATTAATAAGACAAAAGAATAAAGAGATCCTGGAGCAAATAAAGAAGCTGGACCGGATACCATCCTCGGACATGGAACTAAAGGCCTTACTTTTACCGCTGGCCGAAGCCAAAGAGGAATATAATGATATCGTGATGGAAAACACCCAGGAATCAATCAGAGCAGGCATGGCCAGGACCATCACTGAACTTAAGAAACAGGGCATGGGGAAGAGCGTAAAAAGCAATATGGCCTTTTATTTAAATGGCAGCATAAAAGCAATAGGCAATGTAACCGGGATGGATTTTGATGAATTTAGTCAGGAAATATCCCGGATGTTAAAAGAGCAGAGCTTTATAGCATCAGAACAGACCATAAACCGTATGACCGGGAACGTCATGGATAATTTAAAGAGCAGCTACGAGCAGGGATACGGAATAGACAAAGCAGCAGATAATTTAAATAATGTGTTTGATAAAATGCAAGGTTATGAATTAGAAAGAGTAGCCAGGACAGAAATTAATGGAGCACAAAACAGAGGAGCGGAAGCCACCATGCTCCAGCTCGGAATCCAATACGATATGTGGAGGACAGCCGGAGACGAGAGAGTACGAGGTACAGACCCGGAAGACACAGCAGATCATACATACCTGGATGGCCAGATATCGAAGGTAGGAGGGAATTTCAGTAATGGATTATCAAGACCAGGGGATAGAACAGGGCCGATAGAAGAGTGGATAAATTGCAGATGCACTCTAGTTCCTTTCATCATGCCAGAAGGTTTTATAGCTCCTGCAATGGATTATTTTTATGAGAGTGATTTAATTAGAGTAACATAAAGGAGGGGAAATGAGAAAAGTAAGAGAAATAAGATGCAGACAATGCGGGGATTTATTGTTTAAAGTCATTGATGAGCAATACATAGAGATAGTTTGCGGAAGGAAGAAACACAAGACTTTATGGGAAATGCCGAAACGACCCTTGACAGAAAAAATTAATATTGGTAAAATAGTATTAAAATAAAATAGTCAATTACATTCCTTAATTACCTCCTGATAACAGCAGAGCACCTTCGAGAGCCAGAACCCACTCGAAAAAGGTTGCTCTGCTTTTTTAATTGGGAGGACAAAATATAACAAAGAGAGGAGATGAGAATATGCCTTTAAAGACCAGAGGGGTAGAAGGATCATACGAGCAATTAAGAGAAAAGTTAAGAATACACTTCGAAAAAGACTACAAAGAATCATTTATTATTTATACCTTCCCGGACGCTGTTATCCTCAAAGATTATACCACCGAAAAAAACTACGAAATAGAATATGCCATTGTTGATGGAGAAATCAAATCAGGAGAACCAAAGGAAGTAGAGATAGCCTACATTTTAAAATGCCTGCTTGAGGAAGCCAAAGCAAATATCACCGAAAAGGGAATGAACGAAGCCTTAAGAGTATATCTACATTACAATGCAAAAAAGAAATGGCCAGGAGAAGAGAGCACCGAGGGAACGGAGCTAACCGGGCCGATATTTAAAAAAGAAGCAAAGTTAAGGATCGTATATGCAGCAGTATTGGTACCAGGAGAACCAGACCTGGATGCAGACATAGGAGAAAAGCTCCTGACAGCGGAAGAGATAGAAGGAGTGGCCCACAAATGGATGGAAGACTATGGCAATATAGATTATATGCATGGCCTGAATAACGTAGCAAAACCAGTAGAGACCTTTATATTACCGATGGATTGGGAAGTGGAAGCCTTTGGAGAAAAAATGCTCCTGCCAAAAGGCACCTGGGTATTAGCAGCGAAAGTGGTAAATGATACAGCATGGAAGAAGGTAGAGAGCGGGGAACTAACCGGATTCTCTATCATGGGGATACAGAGCAACGTTTTAAAAACCATCATGAATGACGTATCAAAAGGGGAAAGAGTAGACAAGGCAATTAACACAGCCATGAAAAGAGTATTAATCCGGGATTTAGGGAAGGATTGGATTGTTCCTTTTGTCAGTTTGGTAGACGAGCCATGCGTACCAAAAGCGAAATTCTTTGCCATTAAGAAAAAAGAAACACTACCAGCAGCAGATCCGGAAGATGATGAAATATTGTTAAAAGGGGAAGAAAGTATATGGGATAAAATTATGAAACGTTTTAAGAAAGATGACCTGGAGCAGATAATATCAAACATCAATGCACTAACCAAAGAAGTAAATAAAGCCGGGAGGAGCATATCAGATGATACATTTACTAAATTAAAAAGTGCATTAGCAGCATTACAGGCATTAATCGAAAAGGCTGACAAAGAAAGAAAGCCTAATTATTTGAAAGATAAAAAAACGAAAGGAGATGAATTGGAGATGGAAGAGAAAGATGTAGTAAAATTAATTGATGATAGGTTGGATGAAAAATTAAAACCTATCAATGAGGGCCTTAAAGCATTGCTTCCGAAAGAAGAAGCAGAAAAAAGTGAGGAAAAAGAAGAGGAGAGCAAAGAAGAGAAGGTAGAAAAAGCAGACAAGAAAAAGACAGCAGAAAAGAAAGAAGATCCGGAAGAAACAGAAGAGGAAACAGAAGAGGAAGAAGATGCTGAAAAAGATGCATTAAAAGCAGAGAATATATCCTTAAAAGAGACCCTGGAGAAACTCCAATCGATTAAAAAAGGATTATCCAAAGCAGCACATGGCCAGGAAGATGAAGAAGAAACCCAGAAGCCCTACAGCACCAAGGACCACTTAAGAGATTTGGATAGGGATAGTATGGGCCGGGCAATTAAGAAGAAAGAATAGAAACAATAAAAAAGAAAGGAGATGATATAAAATGTTGAGTCAAGGTGAAATGTTAAAATTAATTGATAGGGCATTAAAAGGTGGAATCGTAGACGTGGATGCTTTAGGGGAAGCAGTACTGCAGCCAACAAAGCTAACCAGGTTTATTCGTAAAATGCAAGAGAGGACGGTCATATTACCACAAGCCAGATATATGCCGATGACTGCCCAGATAGCCCACATAGACAGAATATCCTTCACCGGAAGAGTATTAGATTCCGGAGAAGATGCAGCGGGAGCTCATCGTACCCTATCGGAAAGCGACTATGCAAAACCAACTACAGCAATAAACAAATTAACCGTTCATGAATTCCAGGCAATCGTATCCATCCAGGATAAAGCCTTGAGAAGGAATATCGAAAAAGAAAATTTCGAGGAAACCTTAATCGATTTACTTGGAGAAGCGGTAGGAAGGGATATGGAGGAATTTGCTTTATTTGCAGATACCGATATGACTTACAGCCAGGATCACGTATTGAGCAAATCTGACGGATGGATAAAGCTGGCAGCCAATGCAGTTTACGGAGGAGATAAATCCGATTTCGACCCGACAGCAGCCACCTACCCGGAAAATATGTTTGAGGCTATGCTAAGCGGGATACCAAAAGAATATCTTAATGATCCTGGAGCATGGAGATTCTGGGTTAATTGGGATGTAGAGAACGCATATAAGAATATACTAAAAGCCAGAGGAACTGCCTTAGGGGATAGCATATATGCTTCCTATAAAAGTGTTCCATATAAAGGAATCCCGGTTGAAAGAATCCCGATGTTAGAAAGAGCAAAGACAGAATTGCTGGGAGGCCCAGGAGATGTGGCTATGCTCGGATTCCCGAATAACCACGCATGGGGAGTATTCCATAAAGTATCTATCGAAAGAGAAAGAGAAGCAAAGAAAAGACAAACCGACTTTATTCTAACTCTGGAAGTAGATGCGGGGTATGAAGACGAGAATGCTGTCATCGTAGCTTACATAGACAAATCGAATCCAGCATCCTAGAAAAAATAGGTATTAATATTTTAAAAAAAACGGAGGCAGTATGTAGAGATATATATTGCCTCTTGCTTTAAGAGAGGAGCACACAAATGCTAGAGATCGGAATTGTAGGATACGGAGTGGTAGGAGAAGCAACAAGAAAACTTTTAAAAGAAAAATGTTATATTAGGATACATGACCCAGAAAAGGGGTACGCAGAGGACATAAGTCAAAGCGATATTGTGTTTATATGCATCAACGAAAAAGACAAGAGCATGAAAAATCTTATAATATTGATAGACAACTTGGCAATCGTAAACAAAAAATGTTTATTCGTAATAAGAACCACAGTGATCCCGGGAACGACAGACCGGATGTCAATAAGGCATAAAAGGGAATTTGTATTCATGCCGGAATTTTTAAGGGAATGGAATGCGAACTATGATGCCATAAGACCAGACAAAATAGTTATAGGAACGGAAAATAAAAAGACCTTTGAATTAATAGCAAGCCTTTTTTGTAAAATAATATAC